CCTCACTTAGGGGTAGTAGGTAGAGTGTACTATCTATTCTGTTTGCCATTTAATCGAAATGATTAGTCTATTCTGAATTAAGAAAACTGAATAGAGGGTTAGTCAGTGAAAATCATCAAACTCATTCTTCGAGGGTGCTATCGATTAGAACTCTCCTCGATTACTGAAATCGAAATAGACTTTACTAAGATAGGTAATGTCTTATCCATTATCGGTACCAATGGTAGCGGTAAGTCTTCTTTATTGCATTACCTCTCTCCCTTACCTGCTGACAAGGTAGACTTTACTAAAAACGGATACAAGGAAATCGTAATAGAGCACCTAGGTAATACCTATCGTCTCATTAACGATTTTAAGGAGAACAAACACTCCTTTATTGACTTAAACACCAATGAAGAACTCAATATCGGTGGTACGGTTACCTACCAGACTCAGCTAGTAAAAGATTACTTTAACTACACTAAAGAAATCCATGCCTTATTAACCGATAAGGAATACCTCACTCGTCTCTCTCCACAAAAGAGAAAAGAGTGGTTTACCTTATTGTGCGATACGGATTACACCTACGCTTTCTCGGTATTCAATAAAGCCAAGGAAAGACTAAGGGATACCGTAGGGGCATTGAAGAAAACCAAACAGCAATTAGTCTCTGTCTCTCAAGGTAATCTCGAGAGTGAAGACCTAATGGCGATTAATAAGACCATTCGGGATAAAGAGGAAGAAATCGAATATTTAAACAATCTGGTTTCCTTCTCTCCCGAGATGAATGACCCAGATTACCTAGAGGACTTAATCCGTCAGCAAGGTAAGAATAATCAGGAATTAGTCAATTGGTCTAAAGACCTCTACCAAACCAGTAAAGAAGTCTATAAGCAATACATTCGTCCTGAAGACCTAGCTGATATTGTAAAACACATTGAACACTATAAACACGAGAGCTATTCTCGTTCGAATCGATACCGTACTGTTTTAGAGTCTTATACCGAAACAGAAAACAAGCTCTTAGAGATTAATCAACTAAGGTCCACTAGTTTAGAAGACCTATTGAAATCCCAAACTGAATTACAAGCAGAAATTGAGGGATTTGAGATTGATAAACACATTGATAGATTAGAGTATCCAGAGTCGCTTCTAAAGCAGCTAAACGCTCAATACAACGAGATTAACCGCTACATTGAGGAATCCCTTAAGATAGAGAGTGAAACGCTCTCCTATCGCCTCTTAAAGCAATTACAAGAAGAAATCGATACTCTTAATCACTCAGTAAACCAATCTAATGTCAAGATAGCTAAAATCACTGAGAGAATCCACTCAATTAAAGAGAAGGAAAGACAAGCTAAAGTAGAATGTCCGAATTGTCACCATGAATTCCATTTAGGTTACTCTAAAGAAGCTTTAGAGAAACTCACTCTCTCCTTAACTGAAGAGAAAGAGAAGCTCTCTACTCTCAACCAGTCTCTAAAAGAGAAGCAATCTATAACGACTACTCTCAATCGAGATATTGAGGTATTGAAACAACTCTTAACCTTACTCTCCTCTTTCAATGGTTTATTCTCTCCCCTAATCCAAGAGATTAAGGAGAGGAAACTCTACCAGAATGGTAGTTATCTCTACTCCTGTATTGATAAAACCAAACAGGGATTAAAGGATAAAGTGAAGAAGAATGAACTACTCTTACAGCTAAAAGAGATTGAAGAGAAGATTAAGAATCTCAATGGGGTGGATGAGAAATACAGACTCTCTTTAGAAGAGACTTTAGTGAAACTCGAGAAAGAGTCATTAGAGCTAAAAGAGAAGCTGGCTCACTTTAAGAGAAGACAGAAAGTCTTAGAGGATAAGCTACACTGTTATCAGGTTTACGATGAATATAAACGCAATGTAGCCAGTAAGGTAGAAGAGCAAGAGAAGATAAACTTTAAGATCATTGAGAAAGACCTCTACGATACCGTACACCGAATCGTAGTGAATCTTAGAGAAGAGATTGCTCTACTCTCTAAGAAACAGATTAGTCTAGCCGGTAAGCAGAAGCAAATTGAATTACTGGAAAATACAGTAAAATCCCTAGAAGAGGAGAGAGTAGTCTTTCAAGCCATTATCGAAGCGCTCAATCCTCAAGATGGTTTAATTGCAGAAGGCTTATTGGGTTATATTAAGATATTCTTAGCTCGACTCAATGGTTTCATTGCCTCTATCTGGTCTTATCCCTTAATCGTACATCCGTCTAAGGTAGAGACAGGAGAGGAGCTCTCTTATCGATTCCCGATTACCGTAGGGCACTCTAATCACCTAAAACCTGATGTCTCTTTAGGTAGTGATGGTATCCGTGAAATCATTAACCTAGCCTTCAAGTTCATGGTGATGAAGTCCCTAAAGCTAGACAATTACCCACTCTACTTAGATGAACCAGGCAGAACCTTCGATGCCAAACATCGAGAAAACGTGATTAAGTTGATTGAAAGACTAGCAGAGGAATTCCCTGATAACCAAATCTTCTTAATCTCCCACTCCTTCATGGAGTATTCCGTACTCTCCGATATCGTGTATTGTGTTATTAGCGAGGATAACATTGTGTTACCTCCGAATAATATCAATACTGGTATTACCATTACTAGACAGTAAAGGAAACCAAATATGCAAGAATGGCAAAATAGGTCTCAACAAGTAGGAGACCAAGTCCTCTTCGATAACCAAATGATGGCAGAATTCGCTACTGTTCGTAAAGAACTCACTAGTGCCCTCTCTAGAGTGGATAAGCTTGAAGAGATGTTAAAGAGCACTACCTTACAATTGATTGCTTATCGTACCGTCATTGAAACCTTACAAGAGGTACAACAGGTACAGAATCAGGCAGCAGAAGCACTGACTGCAGAAGCAGCACCGGTACTAGAGCCTCATGTACACCCTACTGAAGAGACTACGGTAACCGGCTACTCTAATTATACTTATCCTACCCACGTACCGACTGTAACTGTCATTGAAGAAGAAGCAGAATTACCAGTAAGGGTAGAACTAGCAGTAGAAGAGAATAAGAAAGCTTATAACCTAGAGGAAGAAGTACAACCAACTAAACCTACTTCTTCTACTAAAGAAGAGACTAAGTAATACCCAATGAAGCTACTCTACTACCCCATCGCTAGGGTAGTAGAGTAGTATTCGTTCCATTTCATTTCACTCATCCTACTCTTCTGGCGAAGAGTAGTGTTCTATTATCATTTTCACTGTTTTATAAAGTAGATTACCCAGTCTTTATACAAAGAATAGCGATTACTCGCTTATAGAGCGTGTTATAGAGCGATTAAGCTACTGAGGTAAGCTACCCTACTATAGACACTCTAATCTCAATCTAAGAGCAATTTAGAGCATATAGCTATAATCCCACTAACCTTTCTCTCTATACTGCTATGAATTTTCCCCTATACCTTTATAAGGAAACGAAATGAGTGATTTACTGAATCTCGAAGACATGAGACATTGTAAGAAGGAGCAAAGCGAATGAGTACAATGTTGAATAATCCTACTGTGGGTAGTAGAGGTCTCTGGAAGCTCAATAATCCCTTCCATAACCTACTCCCTGTCAATACCCCTCTAACCTGTACTGCTATCTCTAATTACGGACAATTAATCAACATGGGTACAGATGTGCTCTCTACCTATTACCGTAAATACAGCTTAGCAGACTCTCTCTTCCAAGAACACATGGATAAAGAAGGTAGGATTATCTTCTTAAAGACAGACTCAGGTACTGTCTATTCCTTCCCTCTCCATTACTTAGAATCCTACCCTATCGGTACAGGGGTAGCCTACGTCACTATGGGTATTGGTATCCGTTTAGGAGCCTTACCTAAAGATGAGAATATTGAAGCCTTAATCGAGCAATTCCAGGAATTAGCCAATCTACAATTAGGTGTAGATATTCAAGCAGAATCCATGGTCATGTCCGATATCTATATAGTCGATAACGTAGACCATGAAAGAATCAAGAATGTCAGGAAAGAGAAGAAGAAGGAAAAGAAACCTACCTTAGAGCGATTACTGGAATTAACCAATACTGGAGAAGGGATTAAGACTAAACTGAGAATCGCTGAAGAGAAGGTGATTGAATACTACAATAAGATTCAAGAGTTGGAGAATGAGATTAAGAGATTAAAGAATCAGCCTTAATGTAAGACAAACTAGATTAGACTACTCTACTCCTCATTACGGGGAGTAGAGTAGTATTCAATTCAGTATCCAGTAAAGAAAAAGAAGCAAAAAGAAAAGGGTTTAGTCTCTCTAGTCCATCTAGAGAAAGGTGTTCTCTTCAGTAGTCTATCTAGTCTTAGTAGTCTAGTCTATTGGTATTAGTATTGTTATTAGAATAGAGTAATAGAGTAGATTAAGAGTAGTGTAGTATAAATAAATTAATACAGAATAGGTAACTGTTAGGACTATCTATCTATCTATCTTGACGCCTACGGCGTCAGAAACCCATAAACAGCCCTCCTTGCAAGAAGAAACCTTTATACTCTTAAGATTTCTAATTCACTCGTTCGTAGCGTTCAGTCGTTCGTATATTGACATATACTCCGCCTTCACTTCTCACTCCTTCATTGAAATCTAAATCCTATAAAGTCAAAGAAGAAGGTGTAGTTCCCTCTATTCTCCCAATTTGACTTTCATTAATATTGCACCTTCTTCAGGTTTTATATTTCTTACTAGATGAAAAGCTAGTATTAGAAGAGTAGAAATGAGACTGAGTACTACTGGAGTGTACTCAATGAGAGAATTTGATATTACTTACGATATTCCCGATACTCGTTTCTATTCCTACTACAAAATCACTAAGAACGGTATCGTGTACGATTGTAAGCTGAATAGAAACGTATTACCTAAAGCAGATAGCAATGGTAGGTTATATGTAGCTTTAAGAGTGAATCGAGATACTAAGATGAAGAAGAAGGTTTACCTAGATGCTTTATTAGCATTTACCTTCTTGAATCCTGGTCGATACGGATTAGACTTTGTAGAAGTAGAATATCGAGATGGTAACCAAAACAACCTATCTCTAGCTAATCTGCTCACTCGTTACATGTGTAATACCTATTACCTGGATTTACCGAATAGGGAGATAAAAGATGGATACATCGAATAAGGATTACTTTACCATACCCGATAAACGATTTAGCGATACCTACAAGATATCGAAAGAAGGAGAAGTCGTTATTGGTGGTAGAAACAAGTATAGAACCGTTAGAGGGGCTATTGATAGAAATGGAGACGTGGTCATGAGACTGCGTCCCTTTTACAATAGCAACATCCGTGAAAGGAAGATGAAACTCTATTTAGCCGTATTATTGGTCTTTACCTTTAAGAATCCAGATGGTTTAGAGTTAGAACAGATTGGTGTTACCTTTAAGGATGGGGATAAGAGGAACATGGACTTGGATAACCTAGTCCTGTATAAGAACCCTTATTCTACTGTAGATAGTTATCTAGATGTTAAGAACTACCTACAAGAGCCAGCTAAGTGGAAACCCTCTATTGCTTTATAAGACAGCATAAACTCACTGCTCTCTACTCCCACCTAGAGGAGTAGAGAGTAGTAGTGTCTATTAGTTTTAGTTTACTAGTGAAGTTCTACGTAGTAAAACGAAACTAGTTTACTAGTGAAGTTACTTTTTCATTAACACTATCCAATGCTACATTCAACATCTTAGTGTTATACACAGCAGCAGAGAGTGTTTCCACATTCTCAGCTACTGCAGCAATAGCATTAGCAATCTTCAGCATCAGTGGTTTAGAATAACCTTCTTTAGCTGCTTCCATTAAGTCCTTCACGTAAGTCATGGTGGTCTCAATGTTAGCAATCAGCTTCTTACGATTCACTTGATTAAGATTATCGTTACACTGACGAGCTACACCAATGCTCTCCACCAGTTCATTACCATTACGAAAGACATCACCAAAAGCACGTGAAGGTACAATGTCATTGGCTACCCGATGCAATGACCATTCCTTAATCGCATTCTTTACTACCTTGTTCTCTTCCAGGTAATACTTATCATCGAAGAGAGTAGAATCCAATAGTCCTTTTTCAGTAGAGATTACTCTACCGACATCACTACGCAGTTTCTCTACTTGGCTCTGTAAACCACTGAACAAAGTAGAGAGTTTTAGAGATACCTCAGTATAGGGTAGGTAATGGCCTTTCATGCCTACCGGTACTTCTACCTGGGTATCCAGTAAGTAAGCGTAGTTCTTACTCAGTTTACTCTTATCCAGTTTACGAGCCAGATTCTCATCCAGCTTCAATACACCGTAGTCATTCTTTTCCAAGAAACCACTAATGGATAAACGCAGTGTATTGTAGGTGTTTCTAAAGAGATTAGTTAGAGTAGTCGCCAAACCTTCATTCGAGAGATCCATCTCTCTTAGCGTAGAAATATCGCTTCTCAGTGCCTCTACAGACAGGGCTACTGAGACATGCCAATCGTTTTTTTCCATCACTTCAATTCCTTCTAAATATACTCTGATTTTTAATCGAAAACGAGACATCTAAATTCTATCGGTTCTTCCCAATATCTGAACAAAAAACCGATGCTTTTACATGCTATTTTACCCCATCTAATCATCATTAGACAGAACGGAGTTTTACATGTCTGAATTTTTTCAAATGCCAGCGAAACAGTCCCCATACCTACGGGTAAACTTAAACGTAGGGTGCTTGATGGACATCCCCACTGGCTCACCTGTAAAAGCCATTAATGGCCAATACCTCACCAATGGCGGGCATAATGGCTCCATTATCTTCGTGGGGCCAGGAAACTCATACAAATCCGCCCTAGCCGACTACGTCAATCAAGTCGCTGCCTTTCGAGCACACCACTTAAGCCCAGGCCAGAAATACGATACTGAAAACAATACCTATATTCCTGGTCTAGAGCTTAGACTAAGAAGAATCGTCAAACCCAATGAACCCGATTGGTTCGAAGGAGAAAACCCTCGCTGGTTAGTAACAGAAGCATCGCTCTACAAAGGAGACGAATGGTTTAAGATGGCTAAGGACTGGATGCTTTCCAAAAAGAAACAAGGTGCTTCTTTTAAAGTAGACACTCCGCTAATTAATAAAAATGGTAAAGCCATCAAGATTCTCTTACCTACATTTGTTAGCATTGACTCCATTTCCATGTTTATTGTAGAAGCCGTTCAAGAGCTTTACGATAAAACCGACTTAGGTGATGCCAAACAAAACATGGTGGCCATGAACTCTGGTCGTTTCAAGAAAAACATGATTGACCAGCTACCAGACTTGTTAGTAGGTACCAATACCTACTTTACCGGTACGGTGCACTATGGCCAAGCATTCCAGTTAGACCCTTACGCTCCACAACACAAACCATCCCAATACTCCGAAACCGGTAAGAAGTTAAAAGGGGTACCTGAAAACATCATGTTCTTGTCCACTTGCATGTGGCTAATCAAGAACGTAAACAAACTACATTTTAAAACCGATAAGAACGTACAGAAGTACCCACTGAGAGATGCGGGTGAGGATAACAATCCCGATGACTTGAATATCGTGACCATGCAACAGTGGCGGTGTAAAACCGGTCCTTCTGGTTACCATTTGGAAATCATCGTTTCCCAGAAGTATGGTATCCTAGAGAACCTGACTCATTTCCACTTCTTACGCCAACATGGCATGTACGGTTTAACCGGTGAGATTACCGGTACCGATAACTTTAAAGATGTCTCTTGTGTTCTCTTACCTGATGTGAAACTCTCTCGTACGACGGTGCGTAGTCTCTTAGACGAAAATCATCGTCTGTCTCGTGCGATTAGCATTTGTGCTGATATGTTACAGATGTCCCAGTACTGGGCTGAACACCTAAGAGCGATTGATAAACGTCTATTAGAACTCACTCCCGCTACACTGTACGAGAAAGTAAAACAGAACGGTTACTCTTGGGACATGATTCTGGATACCCGTTACTGGTACTCTCTCGATGATACGGCACATGAGCAACTAGAGCTCTCTACTCTGGACATCATGCGGATGGCTTTAGGGACTTATCACCCTTTCTGGTTAGAGAGTGATAAGAAAACCATTAAGAAGAAGTATGCCAAACAAATGGTGAATGCTTCTGAAACGAATAGTCTTATTGAAGACAATACCTCTCGTGCAAAACGAGAGAGTGCTAAATAGTCAATTTTAAGGAACAAATGCAATATGGATACTTTGGATCAAGTAGAGTACGTCGACATTGATAAAGCCAATGAAGAGTACGAAAAGATTACCGGTAAGAAGGAAATTGAAGGTATCGGTATTAAGGACGAATCTTTAGAAGCCTTCATTACTGACCCGAATCTCATCCTTCGAGATGTGAAAGAGCTTTGTGAAAAGCATGAGATCGACTTTGTCGGTATGTTTAACGAGATGGGTTTTAATAAGAATACCTTTAAGGCTCTCTTGGTAAACAAACCCATTACCGAGCAAATTTACGTCATCAATCGTGAACTGAATCTCTTGATTTACAAACTCGGTGTCGCTTCGGGTATTTCTACCCTGAATGCCCGTACCCTCTTAGGTGATGTATTGCCTTCTAAAGAGTGGTTAGAGTTACTGGATAAAACCATCTTCCCTTACATGAGCGAATATGGTAAAAACGGTAAACTCGATAAAGACTGGTTTGTGAAGAATGAGCAAGGTGATGAGATTGAAGAATTGGCTGAATCTCTACGAGACCTGGCTACTGTACAAGGTGAACTGGTGAAAGAAGCAGAAAAAGCCAATCAGGCAACTGAAGGACTCTTCGATGAAGAAGAGAATCTTTCTCTCACTCAAGGTGAAGAAACCGTTAGTGGTGAATTTACTACCGAGGAAGTCAACCAAGCCATTGGGGAATCCCAGCAAGATGGTGAGATTACCGTAGAGGAAGAGACTTCTGTAGAAGAACCTAAACTAATCTAATCGATAGATAGACACACAGTAGTCTGAATGACTACTGTGTGTTTTATTTCTATTTATATTAGCTTAAGAAGGACAAAGACAAATGAGCCAAATTGAAGCTAGAAAAAAGGCCACTGACTACGCAGTAAAGTTGGTGCAAGCTATGCTCCCTAAATCGGATAACGGAGAACGTACACGTAAACGTTTAGAAGCATTAAGTGATAAAGAATTCGAAGAATTGATGATAAAATTCAAGAATGAAGAGGATTACCTACAAATTATTACTCCGGTAGGAGAAGACGATTACCGTTTGGATATCGACAATCTACAGAATGTAGCCGATAAATACAACATCAACTTCTACCACAAAATCTGGATGTACTCGGATGATGGTTCACGTGAACTCTCGAATAAGAAGTCCATGGTACTGCACCTACCTGTCCGTATTCAACAACAGATGATTTCTAAGAAAATCTCTATCCCTAAAGACAATAGCCACATTGATTCCTTCACCCTTCAAGCTACTGGTAGTGAATCTAAAGGCGGTCGTATCTCTTATCCTGAGGTAAACAACCTATTATCCATGGGTTTGATTAAGACTGCTGAGGAAATGATGCACTTTAGGGGTGGTTCTGAGAACGGTAACCGTCTATTAGAGCAATCTATTGTTAAGATGGGGCAAGCATCGGCTAATGCATTGAAACCTTATACTGGTCAAGTAGGAGCGAATAAGATGTTACACTCTTACTTAACTGCCATGATGCTGAAGTCCACCCTACTCTACTAGGAGGAATAAATGGAAACCAATTTAGCATTAGAAGACATTGATTTCAGTGGCTTGAATAAAACCGATAAAGAGAAAGCCAATTACCTCAAGGCCAGTGAATACCTCACTAACCTAAAAGAAGAGGTTATGGAGTCTCCATTAAAACAAATGGAGTATCGGCTATACGAAGTCTTTGCTCAAGTACTCTCTAAGTGCAGCGATAAAGACTTAACCAAGATATACAGTGCGATTGATTCTCTTCGTTATCGGTATAATCTAATCGATTACCTCAATTACGATACCCTGTCTGAATTGAGTAAGAAACACTTAGGTCCTAGAGGTTTACCGGATTCCCTGCTCTCTATCGTATTACACCAAGTATATTGCCTATACGTAGTACATTACCCCAATGACATCAATAATCTCATGGGTAAATTGATAGACGAGCAAAGTAGTGCGGATACCAGTTATTACGAAAAGCTGGTAAGAGATAAAGACAATCGTTGGTTAAGAGTCCTTTTAGCCTTAATCTTTACCTTTAAGGAAAACTATCGCTATTGCATCAATAACTTCATTATCTACTACTCCGACTTAAAGGAGTAAGGGATGATAGCGAATGATAAAGAGAAAGCCAAATCCCATGGTATCCTAGTGGATATTGATTGCTTATTCGATACTCGCTTAGCTGTATTAGAATCCATGGATGATATCCTCACGGAAGAGATACTTTTAAACGGATACTTCACTCGTGAGCGAGATGATTTCGATGGGATAGACTTACATGAGTTTAGGAAACGCTATAAAGAGAGAAACCTCAATACCTTACAGCATTCTAAACCGACTACTCTTTTAGTGAATCTAAGAGATACCGTAGCCAGGTATATCTACAATTCCACTCGAGAAGGTAAGATTAACCGTACTGAGCTTATCTTAAACATCTATCCTTACCAGCTCAATAAGGAGGAGATTAACGACTTCGTACTCTGTTTAAAGTACTATACCGATAACATGGTACCAGTAAGGGTAATCAATTCCCCTTATACGGATATTACTCCTGGTTTTCTAGATGAGAATGTAGTGGGTTTCTTTACCTACGATTGGTACGATTGGTTACTGTATCACTGGGTACCTTTATCTAAACATCGATTGGATTCGGTTGTGATGATGGTACCTAAGGTCTTTCCTCTCTCTAGAAAAGAAGCTGCTGACCAGATTAGGCAGATTGAACAGGAGAGTAAAGACTTACTCTTACCCAGTGATGGAATCGATGAATTGTTAGAAGAAATGGGTAGTAAAGAGGTACTGATGGAAAAGCTGTTCAGTTTACTGATAGGTTTTACCTTTGTCGATACTCGAGAATTCTGTATTGTACTACCAGATGACTTTGTACTACCGACTCCTGAAAACAAATAAGACAATGCTGCTCTCTACTCCCACCTAGAGGAGTAGAGAGCAGTGTCTATCTAACGAATCGTTAGTAATGGGTTTACAGTGAGCATTATGTTAGTAATGCGAGCTAATGGGTCTATTTTCACTCTAGATTGAGTTTTTAGTACGAAAGTACAGAATGAGCGTAGAAGGCGCTAGGAAGCGCGTATAAGCGATTTAATGCAAAATGGTACAAAGGTATTACTCTATAGTCTAATCGCTTTCTAAGAGCTTCTATGGCTCAGCAATTGCTATTTACTGCTAAATCTCTTAATGAGGTTCACCACTTTCACCCGCCGAGCAGGTGTGGTGATGGTGCATCAGTGATATACCACCAGCTTTGTGGTCTTCTGTAGAAGTAATGCTACCAATTTGGTTAATGTCACCAGTAATCGTAAAGCCACTACCACCACTACCAGGACTACCCGTAATCCCACCGGTAATATTATAGTTACCTAACTGAGAATGTACAGGTGTTTCGGTATTCCATCCAGCTGAGTAGTTACCGGTCTTATTAGTGGATTTTTCACTAATGGTAGAATCCGCTACTGTACTCATGTTATCGCAACCAATATTGATATTGCGCTTATTGATTTCGATAAAAGCACCGTCTGTAGTCTGTAGGCGGATAATGTGGTTCTTAGAATCAATTCTAATCATGTTGTCAATATCATCTTTCAGGATAATGAATCCTTCTTTGGCATTGACATTGATGTCGTAAGCCCACTGTTCTCCATCTGACTTAGTCGTATGGATAAGATTGACTTCTTTTCTTAGTGTGGAAACACCTTGAGTCCAAGTAGCATTAGGGTCTTTAGTGTGGTCTACACTTTCGTTCTTGGTATTAGAGTAACCATAGACGCGTTCTTCTAACTTCTGGTAATTGTCAGTATTGGTTGTAGTAGACCAATAGAAGTAATCTGTATTGGCTTGACGCCACAGCATGACTTTAGCACCACGTCTGACATTAGGCGGTGTCATGAGGTTAGGGTCTTGACAATACCACTTAGCTTTAATCGCATTAGAGGTGCTGATTTTTACAGTAGAAGTACGACCAAATGAATCCGTAATGGTTTGGCTGGTCTCCTCCATGGCATCAATCACTTCACCATCTCGCATGGGTAGAATCGATTGAGGATAAACTGTTAGGATATCCGTACCTAATTCTAAGTTAACTGCAGCAATCCCTAATGAATAAGGCGTTAAATTATTCAATTGAGTACTCATGGTTTACTCACTACTACCATTGAGCTGTTCGAGTACCTCAGCTTCACTAAGCTGCTCTGTACCGACTACTAACTCATCATCGTTAATCTCACGAGAGGCACTGGGTAGTTCTATATCCATGTCTCTTCTAATCTCAGGATTAACACTAGGTGTATTAATCGGACGACCAATGACTTCGCTAACAATAGCAGCCACCAGGTCTTTAGAAGCATTATTGGATTCCTCATCTACCGCTAAGCGAGCCTGAGCAATCACGACTTTATCATTATCAGCCATGGCTTTTAATGCGACATTAATCATGTCTTTATCTGCCAAGATATTGTCTTGGGCTAGAATACCTCTAGCAATCAATTGCCTTAACTTAGTATTCTCGTCCAGGATACCTTGTCTATCGTGTTTGGAAACACTACCATTCACTAAGAATGCTTCGATTCCCAGTGGTGGCCTACTGCTTTTAGCAGTAGCATGATCTTCGATAAACTGTTCCATCTTTAATGTTCCTCTTTAGCCTATATTCTAGAAGATTATAGGGCTATATTATTGAAGTGATAAGAGACGTGATTTTGAAAAAGATTAACTCATTTCAAAAACTCACGTATTCTAATGTATCTATTCAAAGAAATGTACGTAAATACGAGCGTTTCTAAATTGGAGTAATATTCAAATGCCGAATCTATTAAACAAAATTCACTCTTTTCTCTCTAGTAGTAAAGAGAAGATAAAAGAAACATTGAAAGACCATGAAAAGGAAATACGTGAAAAGCACTTAGCCAATATCGCTTTATTTAAAGAAAGTGATACAGGTATTACGACTGAAGAAATGGTCGACAGCTTACTGTGGTATTTCCAAATCCAGTTAGAAAGAATAGACTATCTGGGTGATGAGATTCCTAATACCTACTTCATGGAGTACGAAGAACAGGTATATGGATTAAAATACAGAGAGAACACTTACCTCACGGTAGAAGAACAAACCAGACTGAATACCTATCTTAAGTCTTTAGACCTAAGAGATGTTGCTCGCGTATTCATGGTGAGTGTTACTGACAACTATTATACCCTGAGGAAGTACCTTAGGTATAATGCTCGGGGTACCGATAAGGGGATTCTATCGAATTATCTGGTATCGGTTATTAACCTACTAAAGGAAGTAAAGCGCTTACAAGCGTATGCCGTATTAACTCGTATAAGGTTTGCTATCTTAGTAGCCTTATCGGTTAATGAAGTGGTAGATGAATTGGTCATTTACCGTAATTAGTATATCCTCCACCTAATCAGTGGAGCCAATGTTGAATCTAAAACAAAAAGGAATCTAACGATGAGCATTAAAGAAAACTTACAATTGACTGGGTTTAGAAAGATCACTGAATCCAAGGACGGTGCGATGCAAGACATCCCTGCCACTTGGGGTGGGGTATTGGCAGCACTTCTACGCAAGATTGTAAAAGACCGTTACGACGGTAAAGGTAAGGTAGATTGTCCCCAGTTCGAGGATGAGAAAATCACCTTCACCCAAATGGAGGAGATTATCGAATCTACTCTGCAGAAGTACAACAACAATACTCTTTCTCGTAATGACTTGAATGCCGAGCGTTCTCGTCTACTGAAAGAGTTCTCCCGTGACTTCATCAGCGTGAAAGTACTGGGTGAGTTTCTGCACATTCTGGACTTGGAATGGGTAGACATCTCTATCAGTATGCAGCGTAAATCAGGTACCGTGAAATCCTATACCTACCACATCGGTAACATGGGTGTTAGTGATAATGTTGTGCCTGACCTGACTCCTGAATATATCAAGAAGTCAGGCATCCACGATGAAGTCCATAAAGCCCCTGAATCCAATCTGGCTAACTACCACGAGAAACGCAATAATTCTCGTCGTCCTCGCCGCCGTGATACAGAAGGAGCTGAGCAAGAGTAACGTTAGGGGGCAACATGAATGATAATCTTCAGCGTTATCCGAAGATGAAGAAGGTGGATTTGAGTAATATCAACCCCAGTCTAGATGGGGTAGATCACACTCGAATTGACAAAGTAGCCAATACCCTACTCGGTAGAAACCTAACCATTGAATCACATCGCGTGTTTCATCACCCGCAATACGGCTCATTCGTATCAGTATACACCGCTATCCAGTGGTACAAACTGAAAGAGAAGAATGACAAGATTAGGGAGATGAATGGTAATGAGTTGAGGGATTACCTATCGGAATTGGCTAAAGGGAAAGAAGAGAGTATCTTCAATGAGAAATACGTATCCGATGCAATCATGGAAACCTTTCTCTATTACTCGATTCTATCCTCACCACCTCTATTAGAACTCTTCTTGAAGAACGATAAGCCGTTTGTGGCTTATTACATTGACGAGAAAGGTAAGTTTAAGATGCGAGATAAACAGATGACTCGTGTACTGAACAAACTGAAACCTAAGTTAGTGGAATCCTCTCAATTAGAGAAATAAGCTACTCCTCTCTACTCCCTATTACGGGGAGTAGAGAGGGTATACCTATTCTTTACTTCTTTTTTAGATGGTAATGTTAGCTTTAAACTCAGAAGGCGTAACCAATGACTTTACTGGTTTGGTTTTATTACCCATAAACTCAGAGAAGTCTTTTCTCAATTCGGTATCATGGTTAGTCGTCGTCTGTTTAAACACTGAAGTCAATAGTACCAATACTTCGTTCTTATCATCGGTATAATTGTAATGCAGAATACCAGAAGTATCGGTATCCTTCAGATAAGCCCTACTAGCTAGGTTAATAGTGGCTATCTTCTTGAAGTCTTGGGAAGCATCCATAAAGGGTTTTAGATTAAATCCTTTACGCGAAGGATTGCTTCTATCTACCCAGAGGAACTCACCTCCTCTAAACGCTTTAATCACTTTCATGATTAAAGTATAGTTCTCTTGTGGTGTTCTCTGTCGATTGAACACGGTATTGTTACTGTACTCTTTTAGCATCTTACTGATTACATCACCACTCACTTTCTCCATTCTCAATGGATCAGAGTGAGCAATGGCCGCTAGCATGGTTTCGTAATCACCATTCTTAGCGAGTTCTGGTAAGAGAGTAGAAGCAATGTCTGTACCCATATTCCAGCTATTGTTTTCAGCTGAATTGGTTTTAGGATTCCATTCCTGTACTAGCTTCTTCCACTCTTCTTTTAGAGCGATACCGGCTTTAGAGTATTCGGATATAATCCCAGTTACCGCTGCCTGTATTGCTTGGATATCTTTAATGACCGGTAGCTCTACCCCTAAGATGCTTTTGGCTAATGCTTGAGCACCGTCTAATACATTAAGATTACCGCTCTTAATCTGTTTATAAGTATCAGCTGCTTTTACCCCCATTTGGGCCGCAGCTTGTATCTTATCGACAATGCTAGGGTCCATACCCATTTTCTGCATAGCGGACTTAGCACCTGGCGCTAGGTTACCTACTGCATCTAGGATATTACCACTCTTTACCTTCTCCCCTATCTCTCTTGCTTTGGAGATGTAACCAGTAATCTTACTGAGCATACCCACACCGCCTTTTAAGGAGGAGCTAATATCTCCTAAACTCATGGTGGTACTGAACTTATAAAGGGAGTTAATGGTAGAGGAGAGCTCTGCTTCGTAAGCATCTTTGGTTTGTAGGTTCTTATCCTCTATCGAGTTAAATACGGTTACTTTCTTGTCTTTCTCACTATTGGCACCGGCAATAGTGGTTGATTTCCCTTTACTTTTAGCCTTTCCTAAGGCACCTTTAGCAGGGATAGGGGAACGTTTGTTCTTAGCCATGTAAACATACTCCTGTTTATTTCAAATAGCTGGATAATCTAATTTCACAAATAAACCTATCAGCCAATGGCTTAAACGTTTTCTCTGACTATACTATTCTACTAACTATTTCTATCATTTCGGAGGTAGACCATGGCAGCAGATAGAAATTCTGCTAAATTTAACGATAAGAACTGGGTAAGAGACCTGTTCTTAGTCGGGAAAGAAGACTTAGACGGTATTCCGATTGAAATGCGTACTTGGTCTTCAGCTGACTTTAAATTCCAAGATACTGGACTAGGGGGTTCTTTAGTGATTAATCCCCTACCTCAACCTAACTACTTCAGTGACCCTTTGAATCCCAATAGCTTTATGGCAGGTAAAGGGATGGATGGTTTAGGTCCTTACTTTAGTGAAACCTACGATGATAACTACCGTGTGGTCTCATTTAGAGCAGGCACCATGGCATTTAACTCATTAACCGGTTTCTTGTTTGGTATGTATTCACCTGCTGGTGCTTCTTTAGCCAATAAAGGTAGAGGTGCTGATTTCATGTTTATTCGAGCGGCTTCTCAGGTATTAGCTGGTGCTGTTCGCTTAGTTGCCCTACCATTCATTCTAGTAGGTTTAGTAGGTAAAGCAGTCAACTTCTTCATGAGAAAACCTAGTGGACGCTACGCTTATCTAAAACCAGCTATGCCACTATACTGGACAGCCGTACAGACGATTGTTAACCACTTCATGGTAAACTTAGGTTTGCTTTATCCTTCAGTGCCTGTGGATATCAATGGAAATAAAATCAGTGGTGAAGGGGTAGATTTACCAGCTGATACGTCTGCTGTAGAATATAACCACCTCACGTCTGTATTTCCTGATTTAGCCAACGCACTGGGTCTACACAAGGGTGGAGCACAATTGGATGTGTTTAAAATCGCTACTAGAGCGCAACGATTAGCTCATGCTAGACAAGAAGCGATATTGAAAAGCACCACCATCAGTAAGGCTGGGATGAACTCTCTGCTAAATAGAATCTACCAAGAGAGGTCAGGTGGACGTTCTGGAATGAGTTTGTCTTCTTATATCCAGAACTACTTAGCAGCTGGTCCTTACAAAATGCTTTCTGGTAATGCCGAACAAGATAAAGGTGCGGCGGGGGCAGATGGCAGTAAAACTGCTCAAGCTGATTCTGCTGACTCACCTACTAAAGAAGAAATTAGTGATCCGTCTTTTAAAACACTATTGGAGTCTGAATTAAGAGACGGTGGTGCATTTGTCTCCTTTAGAGTGGATGACACCGGTTCAGTATCGGAATCCTTCTCTAACAACTTTAAACCTTCTTCTCTTGCTGAAAAGATTAATTCAGCTGCAGCGTCTTCTCGTTCTACCATGTTCAATCTAGCTGGTGGTAACGTAGGTGATGGGATGTTAGCTAATACGGTAGAGACCGTGATGGGTGGTGTGAAGAGTCTATTCGAGAACACGGTTTCAGCTATTGGTTTAGAGGGTCTCTTGATTATGGGTGGTGGTGGTACCCTAGATATGCCAAAATACTGGGAATCTAGTGAAGCACAACAACCTAAACCAGGGTACTCATTCACTCTAACTTCTCGTTATGCTAATAGACGAAGTGCATTGAATGATATCTTCATTCCTCTAGCTTGTATCATGGCTTTAGCACTACCATTGTCTACTGGTAAACACTCCCACTCTAACCCATTCTACTTAGAGTTCTACGACAAAGGCAGAATGCAGACTAGATTGGGTGCTATTGACTCACTATCTATTAGCCGTGGTGACGGTACCATGGGGTTTACTCCTGATGGACACGTAATGTCTATTACAGTAAACTTCAGTATTGTACCCATGGAAGAAACCATTGCGATGCCGATATCCGAGTCCTTCTCTGTACAGAACACCATGTTCAACATGATTGGTGGTGCTTTAGTAATGGGTGGTGCTGGAGCAACAGGTGCTGGTTTGTTAGACATTGCTCTAGGTATGGCTAATGACCTGTTCGATGACGATACACCGTTTATGGATTACCTAGCAGTATTGAGTGGTTTAGGTTTAAATGAGCAGATTTACTTGTCTGATAAACTGAAACGTAGACTACGTACCAGTGTGGCTAATATCCAAAGTAGCTTTAGTGTGGCTAGAATGGCTTCCTTTACTGCTGATACCATGCCAGGCCAAATCTTTGCAGCCTTCGCTAACAAACGTACCGAGAGGTAGTTTGCAGCGAGGTGTACAAGTACACGAGCTAATAAGAGGATTGAACGCTAGTACAATCCGAATTACAGTGAGTATAGCTTGTCTATACGAACTAATAAACGTATTGAACGTTGACAGAATAGTATACTACTCTCCTTACCCCGCAATAGGGTAAGGAGAGTAGATTATTCTTTATTTATTTTTAAAATAAATATCAGCTACCTGTTTACTGCCTTCAATTAGAATGGTATTAGACATACCTACTAAGAAGGGTGAGTTAACAATACGGTTGTAGATAGACTTGGTACTGAATATCATGTCTACCGGTTCACCTGGAGTATTGTCTTCTCGATTGATTCTAGGTACCTTATCTTCACTGAATACTTTAGCAATCGTGTTTTTGAGCTGTGTGGCAATGACCGTTTTCAATTACATTCAATAGAGTTCGTTACACTCTACCCGTCTCAATAGAGACAGCTCATGTTTTCACATGAGTTTAGACTATATCATGCGGTGCGACAGAACCACCAAACAAGTTGATGAACCAATCTCACTGCCCTTTCTTTTCGGATGCACTTGCATCCTACTCTACTCACTTCCTCTACATCAATAGAGTGTTTTCGATAGTCGTTAGGCTCACTGCTCTCACTGGAGAGTAGCTTCGCTACGGATTACCCAATCTTTAGTCTTTTTACTATCTCGTTTTGATTAGAAACGCCCTACAGTATATCGCTATCTGTAGTTAGTAACTAAAGCTCTAAGGGACTCCCCGTATTAGAAAGGTTTAAATGGGACAATGGTGTTTATCCCCAATGGAAATATTGTGCTCAGTGGTAATGGTAAACCGAATCACTGCGGTATCAATCAGTAGTGGTTTACCTTCTACTCTAAAGTCGTCAGTTACCTCACCGGTCATGCCTTTATTACCTAAAGCCTTCTCCTTGTTATAGAGAATGTTATCGGTAATATTGGCAATCTTTCTCAATGTTTCCGACATGTCCTCTTTGTCTCCATTATAGAAGACTTCGATTCTATCGATTACACCTCGATAAGCTGACTTGGGTGAAGAGTTAGATAAGTTCTTCAATAAGTCAATAGACTCCTCATCGAACATCCCTGTATCTGCAGTAATCGAATCCTCGATAATACACAAAGCATCACCGATGTTTACTTCAGTACCAGGCTTCAGTATCTTGTGGACGTTTTGGTTAAATGACACCACTACGTCTTTAAAGGCTGAAGAAACCACTTTGGTTTGTTTAGAGAAGGATTGACTAATGGCAGTCGAATCTTCGAAAGTATCCGCATTCTCCATCAGTGCTACTTTAGCTAAAGCACCATAGCGTAGTGCTAGGCTATTTGGATTCATGGGGTCTTTAGTGAAATACCCAGAATGGTAAGCAATGATGTCACCTGCTTTTACCTTACTGCCTTCTTTTAGATTGGTTACGATGTCATGTGGGGTAGCAAATCCACCTGAAGTACCAAATCTTCTACCTAGTTCTACTTGCTTAGTAGTACCGTCTTTGTATTTTACGGTAATCGCAAACTTGTTGATTTCGGTTACAATACCCTCTTGCTCTGCAGTAGCACAGTAGCGGTCTGAACTTCTTTCTACAAGCTTACTGTCGTATCCAGTACGGGTCGGTAGTACTTTGTAATTCTCCGCTGAGAAAGTTTGTGCCCACTGCACTGCGGCCAGCAAGCTCCTCTTCGCGTCATCGGTATCACTAGCAGGAGAAATCAACATCGCAGTAGACAAGACATTGTCAGGTTTAATGTCTTTAATCAATTCATCAGTCGTACTGTTCTCAGTCATGCCGTAAAGATTCTTAAACTTAGGATTACCACTAAGATAAGTCGTTACACCGGCATCTGAAGAGTCTTTAGAGGCTTCTGAGATTACCCCAATACTCGTTGGGTGGTGAGCACGTGTACGTTTCACCATGGCTTTCTTACTGCGACCACCATTACCCACAAAGGTTACCTCTTCAGTACTCCTTAAGTCTTGAATCGGATTCAAGTCTTCTTTCATTCGTTTAGAGGTATCTTTTAGAATCGACAGCCATACTGCTTCAGGGTTCAATTCGATGGGGTAATTGGCTTTAATACCATGTCTATTGTGCTCACGCATGGCTCTAACCAGTTGAGTATAAATCTCACCTGTCATTCTCTCGTAACCCACAATACGCTGTTCGGTAATATCCGTCTCGTCTTTATGGTAACGATTCTTCAACATTTCCACTGCTCTAAACAACAATCCACCAAAATCAGTCGGCTCACCCATTTCAATCAGAATACGTTCACTAATCGGATCAACAAACATGTTGTAATACAAGTCAATCTCTTTTAAGTAACGCCCTGGAATCTTAATGGATTCTAAGAGATTAAAATAGGTATCTTTGTTGTTTAAGGAATAGACAGAGACATTGTTAGTCTCCTCTATCTTCAGTAGACTACCTAAGATTAAAGAGGTTTCCTTATCTTCACGAGAGAGGATTAAGTAGAAATCATTAAACGCAATAGCGTATTCATGGCTCTCTAGTTTAGGTCTGGTATTGATAGGCTGAGTACGATAGTGTTTAGGTTTCAGGTGAGTTAAGAGCTTGGTTAAGCCAAACTTATAGCCTAATACAATAGCAATCGGTACCGCTTTACCCATGATGTCTACCGTAATAGACTCTACTGGCGCTTTTACGATATTAAGACCACAAATGTCTTCAATTGTACCTAGAGGCATTAGACTACCTGAATCTAAATAATAGAACTTATCATCGTGGTCTATACCCAATGGGTAATTCTTCTTATAAACACCACAGAAGAACAAGTGTTTGCCTTCTATCTTACGTACTGCTTCCTCACCAAAACGCTCTTTAGCCTTATGGTAATCTAGGTAGACAAAGCATTCTTTAGTGGTAATCGCCCTAAAGTGCATGGAAAGTAAACTGAATACATTCGGTGCTTTTAATAGGTTATCGAACACATTACCAGAACGAGTTTCTAGTACTGTTTTGTTTTCACTGAGATTGGCTTTACGAATCTCTTGAATTAACCATTTCTCGTAATTAGCGATACGGTAAGAATCACGTCTTACGAAGGTTTTACCAAAGTAGGAAGTCAATGCCACGGTATCAGGATCAATCTTCCTGATCACTAAATCTCGACGCTGGGCTGACATGGAATATTGGCTATTACCGCATTTGAAAGTACCGTCTTCGTTAATCTTAGGTAGTTTCACCCTAACGGTAGAAGCTTCACCTACAATCGGTTTAATCTTCATGGAGTAAGCTTCGTAGCTGCCTGAGATGTCTTCTACGGTAGACTTAGAGATATTGGAAACAATAACGCCATTACTCTGTACAGAAGTCAGCATCGCTACAGCATCACGAGGCATGATTTCTTTCACGTACTTACCGGTCATGACGTTAATCGTAGAGGCTTTCTGTTTATCCTCCTCCGTAATGGTAATGTCTTCTGGTTTAATATCAATAATCTCAGCGACGGTCTTCGTATCATCTTTAGAGAGTTTCAGTTCTTTGTACTTGTTTAAAGACTTCTTGAGACTCTCGTACTTAGATACGGTCATGTTCTCGTCTTTAGCCACTTCATTGAGTACAGCACGACACTTCTCACTGGGAGACTTCACTTCTTTAGGTCTCTCTACTAAGTTGTACTGCTCTTCAATGGGAATGTCTTTAATACCCAATACGTCTACGGTATCGAACTTAGTATCAGTAATGTCTTCAAATTCCGGTTCTTGTTCAATGAGCCCATTAGTCTTCTCAGTCAATACCTTGCTAATTTGGTTAGCCCGATTAGCAGCTAAGAGTTTGCTCTCTTCAATGACTTCATCATCTTCGTCAATCACTGAACCCACGATATCCGCACCGAAATCAATGTCAATATCGTCTATCTTCAGTAACTCTTCTACATCTTCATCACTCGGGATATCCGCTTCCAGAGTGTCTTCAGATTCTGAAACACTATTTTCAGTCTCTTGACTATCTGCGGTAGTCTCTTCAGAAAGCTCATCGTCTTCTGGGTATCCACTATTCAGTTCCTCTTCTTTAATGTCTTCTATCGATTCACCATCTTCAATCACTACGTCAGCTGTTTCACCTGCTAGCTTCATTTGTTCTTCTTCAGTCAGTTCTACTAAAGAGGGATCACGATTGGCCATTTGTAGGTTAATCAAGAGACGAATAAAGAGTTTACCCATGAGCAAGGGATTGACATTACCCTTAGGGTTCTCTTCCGATTGTCTCCAGCTATTTAGTGTACCTAGATTGAATAAGGTAAAGACATTGTTGTAGACGATAACGATGTTGATTTTATCTAAGAGTTTCTGCGGAATGTTTTTAAAGATAGAGGCTTCTCTTCTTAAACCAATCCACTTCCACAATTCGAAGATAACAATCTTATCTACTGTATTGAAGGTTTTGTAGTGCTCTAATGTAAAAGCAGAGGAGGAAGCTCGCTTCATTACGGAAATCGGTGTAATGTTCTTAGGTACGTTTAAGAACAGAAACTGATTGTGGTAGTCTCCTTTGCTATTGTAGACATCTACCATCCCTTTAATTACGGTGTTTAGGATGTTCATGCTACGATAGTATTCGATACGATTGGTATTACCTAAGTACTTATACCTTTTATCGACTAAGGAGTAGTTCATGACCAGAGGGATAATAGGCTGTGGTGTATAACCTTTATCTAAGTCCATTACCATTCTAAACTTACGATTAGTACGAATATACTTACGTACTTCAGTGAGCTGATTATAGCTTCTTCTAGCCATTGTCCCTAAGTGAGAAGCAATATCCATGTAAGAGTACATGGGGATTCTGGCTTTTACTGGTTTAAATAAGGGATTAGACGCATTAGGACCGACATCACTACTCACGGAAGGGATGTAATGATAACAGGTCTGTTTAGGGAGGACCAGCTGGTCTAACTTAAATATTCTAGGTGTGGTGAGTTTGGATGGAAAGCGATTACCAAACTTTAAGTTAAATGCATTATAAGTAATCATTTACACCTCGTTTGTGGTAAAACAGAAAAATAAAAGTATACTCCTACCACCCACTAAAAGGTAGTAGGAGTAGTGGTCAAATCATTCGGGATATTAAGTCTATATTTAGGTATTCTAATTAGGGTCTTCTTCAAACGAACACAGATTGTAACAAACGAAAGAGATGGTATCGTATTCTACAGGATAACGCAGATTACCATCAGGACCTACATAAGCCCTTTTATCCCTATTGTACCTCTCTACCTCAGCTACAGATTCTTCGGTGAAGAGAACAATATTGGCACAAACGTCACCATCGTACATAGGTTATTGATTTATAAAGGTTTTTACCTTAAATGGACTATATCTTCATCTCCAGCATTACCTGGTAAGACTCCTATTGGAGGAAGCATAGAGGTCTTTAGACCACTGCTTCTGCCCCCCGTTTCGTAATGGTACAAAGTACCACCACTACGTCTTTCGACTAGTCTCTGGCCACACCTCCCAATGGGAGGCTTCGGTGCTGATTGCCTAATCCTTAATAGTTTTACTGTACTTAGTCTATTACTAGCTAAGGGAGTCATTAAGGCTCTAAAGGGTTTCCAGCAATTAGAGGGGTATTTTACATTGGTATTTCTACCAAAGGCTGACCACGATGATTTTGTAATGTCTGGGTTAGTAATGGGTATTAATCAGCGCCTAATCCAGACATCGCTGCTAGTGGAGGACTACTACTGTTTACGGTAGTCACTCCGTATAGAGGAAACTGGTAGAATGGTTCTACTAGCTCATCTTTCTGCCAATTATCGTCTAATTGGTATCTTATTTCACTGCGTTCTGTAGTCTTCAATTTACAAGTAGCTATTACGTTAGACTCAATACCGGTAATCGGATAACGAGTCGTAATGCAAGGCTTCTTATCAATCAAGTGACAGGTACAGATGTAGAGCAATTCCGTAAAGGTAATTGGATACACATCTTCCCTATCTCTATCTGCAGGTAATTCCTCAATCGAATTGATGATTTTAAAGCTACCATCCTTGCCTTTATAGATTAAGGCTAAGTACTTACCATCTACTTCCATGTAGCGGTGACGTACCTCCTCTGGACGGTATTTCTGGATTAACTTTTTAATCCCTTCATCCGATTGGAATAAATCAAACCACTCTTGGTTTAGGTAAACCTCTTCTCTTTTTAAGGTTTTCTTATTAGCCAGTACTACTGGTTCTAATGGATTTAAGAACTTCTCTTTCAAGAAAGACTCTTTAATCCCTCGAATAGAGAAAGGTAAACAAGAAACCAATTGCTGGAATAGACCTACTACCGTGTCTTTATAACCTACATTAATCGGTGCTTCAGTGAAACGACCAGAAGGAGTAGGGGCAGTAATCACGTTACGAGTCGCATTGAATACCGTACGGGAAGCCCACTTGTTCTGGACTAATTTCTTCTTCCCATGTCCAGTAATCTCCCCTAAGTACAAGTATAACTTCAATAGGGTTTTCTGGATAGCATAGCGCGTAGAATCGATTAAAGAGAGATTACGCTTATGGCTATTGCTAGAAAGTGAAGTTGTGTAATTGAGGATTTCACGATAGATTTGGTTCACTTCATCGTGGGTAATCTGTCCGTCTTTGAACTCAACATCTCGATAAGCCGCCTGCAATACGACTATCTTATCGATTTTGTAAGTCTCTTTATTCTTTTCTAATAGCTTAATAAGTTCCCGTCTTTTCGGTGAACCGGTATCAGGCATCTTCATTTCGTCTACATGAGACATGAAGAATTCAAAACCTGTTTGTCCATCAATCGCATTGCTTCTGTCGAAGAACTTAGTCTCCGGATTGAAGATGGCAAAGGTTTCACCTGACATGATTTCCTCTAAGAGTTTAGAGGCCGCTATTAGCTCTTTATAAACCACTGGATGTAAAACCGTGACATTGAGGTTAATCCAGCCTTGTTTATTCAACCGCTCCGGTGTACCAATAGCACCGAAGAGCTCATTGCTCCACAAGCCTTCCGGGTGTAGGTTATAATTAGACCCATCGAACATCTGGGTGGAGGTGACTTCACCGAGTTGCTTGTAGAGCGCTTCTTGATTAAGATTCAGTAATGATAAGTTAAAAGCTTTCCTCTTCAATACAGGAGGAAACTTTGTTGATTCAGCCATTCATTATCCTTTCATTATCCTTTCACTCGTTAGTACGAGTATCCAGACCAAAAGTATGAAAAAGTGTCCCTATTATCTACTATAAGATAATAGAAGACGATGATTAATTGCAGTTTTACTAACAGAGGTTACCTGAAATGTTTGGTAAAAGAAGTAGATTCGAAAAAGCAGTCGCTCAGGAAGCCCAGGCCGATTTTGATTTTGAAATCGACTTAGGCGACTTTGGTGACGGTTTATCGGATGAAAACTCTGGTAATGGCAAACAAAGAAAACCGATTCTTAAAGCCACTCGTGACTTTGGTCGTGGGGTAAAAAGCAGTGCTTTCAGTAAGTCTGCTGTCGAGCAGTTTCTTAAGAAAGCTTTACCCAAGGAATACGGCAATCTAGCTGATAACATCGTGGCCGGTAAAAACGATTTAGTATCCGGCATAAGCGATGCCTCCTCTGGCTTAAATAAAGTCACCAGAGAAGCAAGAGAATTAGCTAGAAGAGCCGGTGTCACGGCAGAAGAAAGAGGTTTGTCTAAACTCTCCGAACTACTGAAAAAAGTAGCTGGAGAGGCCGAGGCCGGTAATCAGAGTATTAACCGAGAAGATGCCCGTGAAAACGAGATTACAGCTACCCTAGGTAGTCTCTTTTCAGCACAAGAAAGAATCAATCAGAAACGTGAATCGATTAAGGCTAAAAAGGAAGAAGTCAAGGAAGCCATCGAGTCGGTTCGGTTCGATTCCCAGATTAAAGCTTTAGGTAGTATCGACAAGACATTAAGACAATCCTTAATGTTTAGTAATCGTACTACTTTCAATTACTATCGTAAATCCATCGAATTACAATTAAGACAATACCATGTCTTAAGCGATATTTACGCCAATCAAGAGAAATCCAATAAGGAATTGCTCACCGCTATTAACGACATTAAACTCAATACGGGTTTACCTGACTTCGTTAAGATGCGTTCAGCTGAAGCTTTAAAACAAATGGCTAGACAGAAAGCCATGAATAAAGGCTTCGAATCCTTATTCGGACAATCTAGTTTTCTCTCTAATTTAGCCAAAATCACCACTAGTACCGTAAAACAAAGAGTAGGTAGTGCAGAAGAGTTCTTAGGTGAACTCATCAACACTGGTGAAATTGGTCTCAATAACCTAGGGGATGGTTCTGGTTTTGGTCCCTCTACAGCAGAATCTGCAGGGAGTTTAGGTGCCACTACCTTAATGGGTTTCCTAGGTGGTTTACTCAGCAGTAGAATGGGTAAGACCAAATTGGGTAGGAAAGTAGGTAGAGGGGCTTCTAAAGTCGCTCGCTTTAACGATAACATGGGTAGTATCCTAGAGCAAGGATTTAGGTCTGGTCGTTATCGTAACAATACCCAGGCTGGTTTACAGAAGATGCTGGCCAGACTCATTGGACGAGACGCCGATGAGTTTTCTGGTATCGGAGATGGTGCCTTCGATAGGGTATTCGACTTCATTACCCCTTTTATCACGGCTGCGAATAACGATAAAAACAAAATCAGTATTAACGATGTCGGTGGTTATCGTAACTTTGCTTCTGCCCAGGGTTTATCTACCCTAGCCCAGA